AATAGCCTTGCGTTTCGCACCAAACATTAGACCACCTTGCGCTAGTGCAAGCAAGTCATCCTTAGCTTCTAACAAGGCATACATATGCCAGTAGAATAGTTTGGTTGCTTCTCTCTTGCTCATCTCTATTTTTCCTTTCATCCACTTCCGTATTCACACAATACACTATACTTACCAGCGATCAAGATAATAATGAGAGGGAAAGATTACAAAATGGTAATGTTAAAACCCTACCAAACAGGTCAATCATATAGGCCATATAAATCCCATAGGATACATAAATCCCATCGGATTAGTAGGAAATAGCACGATAGTTGGCTAGATTGGTGGCCACCTATCACGATAGGTATCTAGCATCCTAGTGTGATAGGTCGATAGGTAGCTAGCATGATAGTTCGATGGCTCGATAGGAGGGGGTATCGACCCTTTTCGGGCGTGGTTGTCATAGAAACCTTTAAGATCTCCCACAATTTCCTAAACTTTTCCAATTTCACACCAAAGACTAACAACTGGCGCCCCGAAACTCTCATACTAGTCTAAAAAATGAGACATACTATCAGCATTTCTGGCCATCAATCAGATCCAGCCTCTTTGGAATTACCAATTGAATACTATCGGGTTCTGAGAGAAGATAGTAGCATAAGAGTGGACTGGGGTGGATTATCAAATGCCTGTTATTGGTGCTCCTTACAGTGCGAATAGTTGGATTTGGTTAGATCCTGAACAATCAGGAAGTGTTTGGGTCATTGGTTCCTGGAGAGGACTGGTTCCATACGGGCATGTTGTCTTCCAAACTATAGTGTTTGGATCTGGAACTATCAGAGGTGGACTCATCTTTCCATTCTCTCTTCTCAACTCCTTCGCACAAGTCCTGTATACATCCACTAATCCAGTTGTTTTGAATATCAATAAGAATGATGATCTGATTGGAACGATCAACTTCGCTCCTGGATCTCATGATGGGACTTTCTCTTTCTCTAAAGATGTGCAGTTTCTCCCAGGAGATTTTCTGACAATAACTTCTACTGGAACTAGAGATCCAACCTTTTCTGACTTCTCTTGGAACTTACAAGGCATACCTGTTAGTAGCGATCCTGGTGGTTGGCCTAGTGGATACACTGCTCTTCCTCAGCCAACTGGGAAGAGTATTTTTGTGAATGGGGTTTCAGGAGATGGATTGGTTATAGTTGGAGCAGTTTATTATGATGAAGTTGCTCAGAATGGGCACGCTTGTTATTGGACTCAGGATGGTGGATTGGTAGATATCGGATTGCTGCCCGGAGGGGTTGATGGTATGGCTCTTGATGCTAATCAAGACGGGAGTGTGATTATAGGTTGGTCTACTGATGGGACTGGACTTACTCATTCCTTCCGATGGACTAAGAGTAGTGGAGGAATGATTGATCTAGGACTTTTGAGTGGGTATAATCAACTCCTTGCTAGAGCAATCTCTGGGGATGGGAATATCATAGTTGGAACTGCTAGAGGTGGCAGTTCGTTCACTTCAATCAAGTGGACTTCAGGAGTTACAGGTTTTGTAGATCTTGGTAAGCTTCCTGGTCATTCCTACAGTCAAGCATATGGAATTTCCTCTGATGGTCAGGTAATAGTAGGAGAGTCTGCAACAGCTGTAGGTGCGAATACTACTCCCTACCAATGGAAAGCTGGTAGTATGAGTGCTCTAACTCTTCTTGCTGGAGATACTAGAGGAAGTGCTGGAGACTGTTCTTCGGATGGTTCGATAATTGCTGGAACTACTAATAGTAGTGTATTCAGATGGACTCTTTCAGGAGGAATGGTTGCTATTTCTCTTCCTGCTGGAAATACTGGACGTGGAGAGTCTGGTATGACAGATGATGGCTCCAACATAGTTGGAATTGTTCTTATGTCCACTCAACAGAGTATATATCACTGGACTGCTGGAGTTGGAGCAGGAAGTAGTGTTTTGATACCAAATGTCCCTGGTGGGAATACTCATGATGCGTATAATGGAGTTATCAGTAAGAATGGTTCAGTTATAGCTGTAGATGTTCAGAGTAGTCCTCAGAATACTGGATGGGTTTATGGTCTCTAGTTCTCTAATTACCGGGGCTTCCGCGAGGCCGAAACTTGAGAGGCCGAGCGCCCGATATGGGCAGCGAGCCTATATATAAGATATCTCTAATTACTAGACAAAGGACCAACTGTTCTCGGCCCGGATCTTCTATACCTATCGCCCCTCATACCTATCAGCTTTTTTGGCGCCAAACTAAGGAACTCTCTAAATGGTTGATCAAATCACTCAGAACTTCATCAATGATCTCGCCTCAGTTCATATCTATGTCCAACCTGCTCCCACACCAACTCCAGCACCAACTCAACCTCCTGTTGCTCAAGAGAGTCCTGATGGAACTACTGTTCTAGTTGGGAGTAATACTATTATCACGGACTCACATGCAATGGTTTGGACCATCAGTTCTACTGGAGTCATACTCAAGAATGGTCAACCAGATAATACTACTCAGAATGTCATCAAACTCTACTACAAGACTCATGAAGTATATCAAGAGAACTCTTCAAATCTTTGGTGGGTTTGGAGAAACAACTCTTGGGTGTCAGTAAGTGATCCAACAGTTTCTGGAACTGGGAAGTTCAAGATTGCTAGTGGGAAGATCTATCAACCAAACGGGAAAGAGTTCATTGCTCGTGGGATCAATGTCAACGATTGGCAGATTAATACAGTCGTTACGAATGATGCTTGTGAGCCTCTTCTCAAATCCTTCCCACGACTAAATTGTATTCGTCTCAACTGTGGTAACTATCCAACGAATACGAGTCAATATGAACCGGCTCTTACTCGTCTGATCAACAAAGGTATTCTTGTTTGGTTCGATGATCATACTGGTATCAGTAAGCCTCCTTATACTGGGGCTGCTCTAACTAAAGAAGTCGAATGGTTCAAGATGGTTGCCAAAGCATATGCGTATACTCCATATGTTTGGATCAATGGTTTCAATGAACCAAGTGATGGGAAAAATCTCCCTGGAGTTACAGATCAGCAAGTTGCTATCTACAATGGTGTTCATCTTGTTTCTCCAGACGTATTCGTCGTCATGGAAGAACCTTGTGGTGGCAATCCTGGTCTAGTTGGTATCAAAGGTCGTGGGTATGATGGTTCTGGGCCGATGCCATCAGCAGCATACGCACAGATGAAGAATATCATATGGAGTCCTCACTTCTATGGATGGAGTTGCAACTATAGCAATGATCGAGCAACTGTTGCAGCAGCACTCAAAGGAAGTGTTGATAGTGCTAGTGGTATTGCTGCTGCTCAATCTATTACTAGTGTTGATAACCCTGTTCCAGTTATCATTGGAGAGTTCGGGGATAGCACTACTGGTGATGCTATTGACTCCAATGGCACTCTTGTTGTTGATGTAGTTGGAACAAGTGGGTATGGATTTCTAGCTTGGCATTGGAGAGCATCTACTAATCCAGGAGATAAACTCACTGTTGATGACTCTGGGACTCTTACTCCTTATGGTCAACAAGTCAGAGATCTGATCTTGAGAGCAGCTGCAATTGAGGATGGACAACTTTCAGGAACAGCGACAACTTATGAAGTTGAAGTAGAGGTAGTTGAAGAAGTCATTGAGATTGAGACAGAAGATGGATCTCAATCCTGAACCTTTTAGTAGTGATGATACTCCCATTAGTCTAGCTATTAAAGGATTTATTGCTTTAGGATTAGAAGAACTAGTTCCTTTGTTTCTAATACTAGTGGGACTAGTTACTGTTTTTTCTATTTGTTATTCTGTTATTAGTGGAGTAAGAAGAATTATTAGGAGGATTTTGATTTGGAGAAGAAGGAAGAAGAGTGTTAGGAATTTGAGTAAAGAGAAGTTGTATTAGTTAGTTGGTTGGCTATTGAGACCGCCCACAACCTTATAGGTATGTCTCAAAAAAGAGACACTAGCAGGAGTAAAAATCGCCATGTCTAAGAAATTTCTCTCACTAACAACTGCTCTTATCTTTGGTCTTTCCACACTACGAGCAGATGCTGGACAAGCTATCATTGCTGTTCAACCTACTAATACTCCTCCTGTTAATGTTCCTAGTGATCCAAATGCTCAACCATATTTTAATACTGGAACTGCATTTACATATATTACAACTCCACCTATATCTTTATCTGCATATGCTTCTGGTAACTGTGTAGGAGGTGCTCAAGCAGTTGCTGGAGCTAGTAGATTTTCTTCTAGTGGTGTAGCAACTGCTCCTAAAAGTTTGTGGATTACTAGTATTCAGATTATTGATAGATCCATTCAGAATATCCCTATTGATTTGGTGGTTTTTGATAATAATAATGGATTATATACAGATAATACTCCTTGTAATATCAATGCTGCTGATACTGGTAAAATAATTGCTGTTTTTCATATTACTGATTGGTCAACAGCTGGATATGGATTGGCATTTTATAATGCTAATTTTCATATTTTAAGTGTTGCTCCTAGTGGGAATTTATATATTATTGCTGTAGCTAGAGGAGCAGCTACTTATACTGCTTTGGCACTTACTTTTAAGTATTCTATTATTCAAGATTGAAGGAAGGAGAAGGAAAATGATTAAGAAGTTTTTGTTATCAACAGTAGCTTTTGGCTTTCTCACTTTACTTTCTCCTACTTCTATCCAAGCTGAGCAAGCTATCATAGCTGTTCAACCACCAACTACTTCTCCAGTAAATGTTCCAAGTGATGCAAATGCTCAGCCATATATAAATACTGGAACAGGAATAGTTTTTCTTAATGCTCCAACTATATCAGCTGCTACTTATACATCTGGTAACTGTGTAGGAGGTAGTCAGAGTATAACTACTGCCAGTAGATTTGGTTCTGCTGGTGGAGTTGGAACTGCTCCAAAGAGTGGATGGTTGACTAGTATTGAAGTCATAGATAAAGCATCTCAGACTGTTCCGTTGGATATAATTCTTTATGATAATACTCCTGCTACATATACAGATAATACTCCTTGTGCTGTTCAAACTGGAGATGCTAATAGAGTAATTGGTGTTTTTCATCTTACAGATTGGACATTAGTTGGATACAGTCTTGGCACTATTCTTACTAATTTTCATTATACAAGTGCTGCTCCATCAGGTCAAATATATGCTGTAATTATAGCAAGAGGAACTCCTACTTATACTGCTAATTCTCTTAGTTTCAGATATTCTCTTATTCAAGATTAGAAGTGAAGAAAGAGAGGAGTTCGGAACAGATGTTGAAGTATATACTACTGTTTGCTGTTATTCTAGGAGTCGCTAGTCAGAGTATTAACTACTCTCAAGCTGCTCCTACGAATAAGACTATTCTTCTATATGTGAAGAAGATCAGATAGAAGAATGAGGACTTTTTGGAATTGGAAAGAAGGATTTCCTAGAATGCCGCTTGACCGTCAAATGCCTCAGTACCAGAGCCATAAGAAGGTTTGGGCTCTGAGAATTCTCTCAGTAGAAGTGAATACTATACACTTCATGAGTTCTATTTATGCTCCTAGAGAAGTTGATCCTAAAATCTTCTCTAGATACATTCCTGTCTCAGGAGACTATTTCGTAGTCTATGATGATGGATACGAAAGTATTTCTCCTAAGAAAGCCTTCGAGGAAGGTTATACTTTAGTCAGTGGAAGTGAAAGGGAGTAATAGGAAATGACTACTCGTGTTACAATTGAAGTTTCTGGTAACCCAGTCAAGCTTGTTACCAGTGCTGATAATGCTTCTACTCCACAGGAGCCGATAGTTACTGAAACTCTTCTTACTCCTGGACAGCCTCATGTTCTTTATGTCTATCCTGGATATTCTATTACTGAACTCATTGAGGTGGAGCAAGTCAAAGTAGTTGCTCCACCTCCAGCTGCTAGTGGTATTGATATTGGGACAAATCCTAGTGGAGGAGCCGCTTTGGCTCCTAGTAAAGAAGCTGTGGGTGGGACTCCGGAACCAACTCCTACTCCTGAGCCATCTCCAACTCCTGTTCCTACTCCAACTCCGGAACCTACTAAGACTCCTGCTCCTCATTCATCTTCTTCCTCAAGTTCTAGTTCGAACAAACCCTCAAGATAGGTGGCCCGAAAGTCTCATACTACGTCTCAAAAAAGAGAATACTAACAGACTTTTAGGGGCCCCAAACAATGCCAGTTGACAATCAACATCAAAAGATATCTGGATATCGAGATCTTTCTCAAGAAGAGATTGATCTTATGAATGAGTTGAAAAAAGCAGGGAATAATGTAGGAACTATTCTGGAACAGGTAGCATCTATTCCTAATATTGATCAGAGATGGTTGTCTATCGGAAGAACTGATATCCAGAAAGGTTTCATGGCTGCTATTCGTAGTATTGCCAGACCTACTACTTTCTGCTAACTAGAAGGTTTTCGCACCAATGGCTGTTGCAGTTGACAAAATCAAAGAGCTCCTTGGTAACGGACTCTCTAATGAAGTCGTTGCTACAGCTGTTGGTGTGCATCCTTCCTATATAACTCAACTTATGTCTGATGAACAATTCTCAGCAGAAGTTGTAGCTAGAAGAACTACTGCTCTAGCTGCTCATACTATCAGAGATCGCAGTTGGGATGGAATTGAGGACTCTCTACTCAGGAAACTTGGAGAGTTAGTAGAAAATCACATGATCTACAAAACTCATGATGTCCTACAAGCGATAAGAGTAGTTAATGGAGCTAGGAGAAGAGGTGTTTCTACTCAAGAGTCTCTAGTCGTAAACAACAACGTTGTCAATCTAGTCATGCCTACAGTAGTCTTGAATTCCTACAAAAAGAACTCTCATGGGGAAGTAGTAGAAGTTTCTACTCCTACTGGGCAAACACAGACTCTGGTTACTATGCCAGCATCAGCTTTGATGGCTAAGCTTTCGGAGCAGCATCAAGGCCCGGAGAATAGGAAAGAGTATGAGCAAATTCGTAACTATCTACCAGAAAGTGATGGAGAGAAGAAAGAGTCTTAGAGATGAGATTGATGTAGAGGAGATTATACTGCCAGAGGAATTGAAGAGAGAATTGGAAGAAGAGAGAAGAAGGAAGATTGTTATCAATGAATTGAGGAATAAGGATAATAGATTTGCTAATGAGAGATTGAATAGGATCAGAGAGCAACTAGAGAAGAAGAGATTAGAAGGATCGGAGAATGACTCTTAGAGAAGATATTGGGTTCTATGATGATACTCTAGCTCTTTCTAGGAAAGATGCTACTAAAGAGTCAATTTTGCGCTCCGAAGAGCAGATACTACGTCTCAAAAATGAGATACTAACAGAAAGTTCAGGCGCCGAATTAGAGTCCGATCCAGAGATAACTAGTGGGAATTTTGACAGACTCCAAATCATAGAAGCTTGTAAAATTGATCTCAACTTCTTCGCTGCTATTTCTATTCCAGATACATTTGTTTATCCATTCCCAGCTACTCATATTACTGCTTGGCAGATACTTATAGATGGAGAACAAGATAGTGAGCACAAATTCTTACAATTTGCTATTGGTATTCCAAGAGGACACGCAAAAACTACACTTCTTAAACTCTTCGTTCTTAGATGTATTCTCTTCACAAATAGAAGCTTTTTCCTTATTACCTGTTCAACAGAACAGCATGCAATTAACTTCATCTCTGATATCGAACTTATGCTCAACAACTCGAACATCAAAGCAATCTTCGGAGATTGGAGACTAGGACTGGAGACGAATACTAGAGGTTTCAAGAAATTCGGTTTCAATGGTCGGAGTATTACTATCTTTGGTATCGGAGCAGAAGGTTCTGTTCGTGGTATTAATGTTGGTAACTCACGACCAGATGTTATTGTTATGGATGATATTCAGACTAAAGAATGTGCAGACTCTATTCTCATGAGTAAAGCACTTCTTGAGTGGATGGTTGGGACTCTTATGAAGGCTAAGAGTCCAAAGGGTTGTATGTTCATCTTTGCAGGGAATATGTTTGCTGCTAGAGGTAGTATTCTTAGGCAGTTGAAAACTAATCCTACTTGGATCAAGTTCATTTCTGGAGCTATTCTTGCGGATGGTAGAGCTCTTTGGCCAGAACATCGTTCATTAGAGAGTTTGATTGAGGAACTCAATAATGATATTGCTATGGGTCAGGCTCATATCTTCTTCTCAGAAGTCCTTAATGATACCAATGCTGGGATCAATTCTACAGTCGATTATAGTAAATTCCCTATTTGGCCTTGGAGTAAAGAAGATCTTCCACAAGGAAAATTCCTTCTCATAGATCCTTCTCAAGGTAAGGGGAAGGATGCAGATGTTATTGTTACTGTTGAAGTCTACGACTCGAAAGTTGGGATCAGAGCAGTTCATGAGGATTACTATTCTCCGGCGAATTTGATCAGGAAAGCTCTGATTATAGCTATTCAGTCTGAGATATATTGTATAGCTATCGAAGCAATGGCTTATCAAAGCACTCTCATTTTTTGGTTTGAACAAATCTGTCAGGATATTGGCATCAGTGGAATATCTTTTGTTCCTATCTACACGAATTCCTACTCCAAGAACTCTCGTATCTCTAGTGCAATCAAAGCAATGCAGACTCGGGAGATATATCTTCATGACTCTATCAGAAGTGTTGTTCAGAGACAGATAGCAGATTGGAACCCTTTGAAGAGGGATAACAAAGATGATATTCTTGATGCTATTAGTAATGCTCCAAAAGTTGTGGCCGAATATACTTATGATATTATGTGTAAGAGTAATCTCTTAGTTCTTGAAGCCAACAAGGCTGAAGTAGTGGAATTTAATAGTTGTTTTTGATTAACTGGATCTAATTGATGCACTGAGTGTCTCATACTATGAGACAAAATCAAGGGGATAGTATCGAGATGTCAGGCGCTCAAACAGTAACTCCTTTTCAACCTCCTCCAGGTCTTAGAAATAGACCTCCTGTTGGTTCTACTTCTACTGCTCAGGATACTGGAACAAATGCCTCTTCTACTATCATAATTCCTGTAAATACTGAGCAACAGACTCAGATAATTCGATCTATAACTGCTTGGCAGAATTCTCAATATACTCAATACTCTCTTCGGACTGAGATGGAGAATATTGATCGGATATACATGAGAGAGAAGGATTGGACTGAGGATCAGGTTAAGAGTAGACTTGCTAATAGAAAAGGTGACTCTAGGCAGATCCAGAATGTTACTGTTCCTATTGTTATGCCTCAAGTCAATTCTTGTCTTACTTATCTATCTGATGTCTATCTAACTGGATATCCAATCTTTCCGGTAGTAGCTGATCCATCTAATGAAGATGCTGCTCTTCAGCTGGAGACAATTATCCAGGAGAATGCTGTTACTGCTGGTTGGGCTCATCAACTTGGAATGTTCTTTCGAGATGGTCTGAAGTATAATCTTCATGCGATTGAGTGTGATTGGAAACAGAGAGCTAATTGGACTGTTCAGAACGATTTGAGTAAAGCAAATAATGCTGGAGCCAGAAAGATACTATGGGAAGGGAATGTTCTCAAGAGGATGGATTTGTATAATACTTTCTGGGACCCAAGAGTTCATCCTTCAGAGGTTCATCTGGAAGGAGAATTCATTGGGTATACTGAAGTCTATTCTAGAATTCGTTTTAAGAAATACTGTAATAGTCTCTACAACATGGCTCCTAAGAGTGCAGTTATAGCTGCTCTTAACAGTCAACCAATCCAGGGAGCTATTGGAGCTTCTACTACTGCTCCATTCGGATACTACATCCCAGCTGTAAATCCATATCCATTCTATAATAAGAGTGCGAATATGGACTGGTTGAATTGGGCTAGTAATACTCCTACTAGTAGAACAGGAGTTAACTATGTCAATGCTTACTCAATTACTACTGTGTATGCTAGAATTCTTCCTGACGATTATGGTTTCACTGTTCCTGAGCGAAATACTCCTCAGGTATGGAAGTTTGTTATAGTCAACGGAGCAGTTGTCCTAACTGCAGAAAGACTCACGAATATTCACAACTTCCTTCCTATCTTCGTTGGACAACCAATCGAGGATGGATTGGACTATCAGACTAAGAGTTTTGCTACTAATGTCGCAGATATGCAGGATATTTGTTCTGGTCTTTGGAATGGACATATCGCCTCTAAAAGGAGGCTAGTAGGAGATCGTGTTCTCTATGATCCTTCCAGAGTGAACCAGAGAGATATCAACTCTGATAATCCTGCTGCTAAGATACCAGTCAGACCTAGTGCTTATGGGAAGCCAATGAGTGAAGCTGTTTATCAGTTTCCTTTCCGGGATGAACAAACAGACTCCTTGGTCCAGAGTTCCAATCTGGTTGTTGCTATGGCCAATCTTATCAATGGTCAGAACCCTGCTCAACAGGGACAGTTTGTCAAAGGGAATAAGACTAGACATGAGTATGCTGATGTTCAGGGTCATTCAAATGGTCAGAACCAGCAGATTGCATTGAGTATTGAGTATCAAGTTCTTGTTCCTATGAAGGAAGTTCTCAAACTTAATACTCTTCAGTATCAGGGCCCGAAAACTATCTACAACACTGGAAGAGGTAAGCAAGTTAATGTCAGCCCAGAGGATCTGAGGAAGAGTGCTGTTCACTTCAAAGTAGCAGATGGTCTCATACCTACTGATAAGATAACTGGGGATGATTTGCTGCAAACAGTTATTCAACAATTTGGATCCAGCCCTCAACTTGCGGCCGGATACAATATAGCAGACGCTTTTACTTACCTAATGAAAACTCAAGGTTTGGATCTTACTCCTTTCGCTAAGAGCCAAGCGCAACTCCAATATGAACAAGCTATTCAAGCTTGGCAACAAGCAGCACAAGAAGCTGCTAAAGCTGGAGCTCCTTTCTCTAGTCCACAACCACAACCAAGTCCTGCTCTTCAACAAGAGATGCAACAGAAACAACAAGGTATGGGTGGAACTAGCAATTCTACTCCTACTACAGCAGCATTGGAAGCAACTCAATCATGAGTAGTAGAATAGAAGAACTTGTCAAGGATATTAACATAAACTTCCATAAGCGTGAATTCTCTTCTACTAGAGATGAACATCTTAGTAAAGTTCTCTCTCCACTTCAGAGATTTGGTTTGGAAAATTTACTAGTTGAACTGATTGAAGAGAAACTTGGATCAGCAGTTGGAACTGAGAATTATATGTATACTCAAGAATACCTCAGAGGTCAGATAGAGCTTGTGAAATATCTTCTTGCTCTTGATGACGCTGCTAGAGCCGACCAACCGGGTCTATAGTTTGTCTCAAAAAAGAGAATACATATACAACTTTTGGGCCGCAAATCAGATAAGAAAGGACTAAACAAATGGCACTTCTCCCAACAATCATGAGTCTGTTTGGATCGAAGAATAACACCCCTGGTCCAGGACAAGTATCTAATCCTTCTCCTGGGGAGCAAGCAGCAGGAACAAATCCTACTGTTCCTTCTCAAACAACTCCTCAGAGTAATGGCTCCAATCCTGCTATTCCAGCTATTCCTCCTGGGGAAGGATCACCACTAGATAAGTTCCAGGATCTATGGAAAGCTGATACTACGGATACAACCAAAACAACTACTCAACCTTCTCTAGTTCCTAACTTCAATCTCGATCCAAAAGGATTGATGGAAGCAGCAAGTAAGGTAAACTTTACTGCTCACATTGATCCAGAATTGGTAACAAAAGCATTAGGTGGGGACTCACAGTCCTTTCTAGAAGTTCTAAATCAAGCATCTAGATACGGTTTCGCAGCAGCGACAGCAAGTAGTGGAGAATTGATTAAGAATTCTCTAAACTCTGCTCAAACAGTTCTCCATGATAATGTGCTTCCAGGTGCATTTAGAGAACACCAAATCTCCCACGCACTAACTCAAAGTAATCCAATCTTCTCTGATCCTTCAGTAGCTCCTATGTTAGGAATGTTGAAAGATCAGTTGACTAGTAAGTTTCCAACCGCAAGTCCTGAACAGATTGCTGCGACTGCGGCTGAATACTTAGGACAAATGTCGAGCAAGATTGTTACTGCTTCTGGTGGTAGTATTCTTTCCAGGGAACAAGCTACTAGAGGTCCTGGTGGATATGGTAGGCAGAAAGAACAAGATTGGTCGATATTCTTCGATACTCCGACTAGTGGATAGAAATCAGTAGCTAGAAATCTAATGGAGAGCTCCAGGATATTTTAGCTACTTTAGTTAGAAAAGGAACAAAGTAATGACTGCGTTTAGGATGACTGGACTCAGGGGTATTATGGGTGAAGCCATTAGTCCTGGGGATAGTGTTCTCTCTGGGGACTTGACAGCTTCAGTTCCAACAGTTGGTTCTACTACTCTCACAGCTGCGCAGATTGTTAGTGGGAATATCTTCAGATCCGGATCTGGAGCCGGGTATACTGATACTTTCGATACCACTGGAAATGTTCTTAATGCACTAGGAGGAAATCTTCCTGGGGGTGCTATCGTCAACGGATTGAGTCTCAAGCTTCGGATTGTAAACACTGTTGCTTTTGCTGAAACTATTACTCTTCCAAATGGATATGTTACTGGACTAGGAACAGTAGCATCTGTTGCTGCTTCCACTTGGAGAGACTTTCTCCTTACTTTCACCAACACTCAACCTCCAGTTAGTAACGTCTGCAATACTACTAGTGGTTCAGCAGTTGTTACTTGGAACCTTCCTGTAGGACAGCCTGTTCAGCCTATTGGTGTGAGTCCTCTTGCTATTAACATCATGCCTGGTTGTTCAGTTAGTGGACCCGGTGTTCCTGCTAATACAACAGTTCTTTCTGTTCAACAAGGTCAGGGTGGAAGTGTTGGATTTACTATGAGTGCCAATGCTACTATTACTGGCATTGCTGCTCTTACCTTCCAGCCTGTTATTACTGTCAACAGTTTGGGCTCCGGACCTCTATAAGTTTGTCTCAAAAAAGAGAATACTTATAGACTTTTTCGGCCACCAATCAGAAGCAAAGTGAGAACTCTCCATGACTACAGGTATCTTCAATTCCGGCATGATTACTCAAGATCTTGCTAGGAAGTCCTTCGCTGGTATGCTGACTCGTCTCTTTCCTAATGGTAACAGTCCTCTATTCGGACTCACTTCCATGCTCACTTCAGAAACTGCGCTCCAAGCAGAGCATGGGTTTTTCACTAAGACTATGCTCTTTCCTCAGCTAACAATCGGTGCAGCTGCTCAAACTGCTGTTGATACTATCTTTACTGTTACTTCCAGTGTAAACATTGTTCCTGGAATGGTTATGCGAGTGGACTCCACTGGTGAGAATGTCCTCATCAATGGTATCGTCTCTCCAACTCAAGTCTCCGTTCAACGAGGAATTGGTTCTACAGCTGCTGCTGTAATTGCTGGTGGGACTAATCTCTATCAAGTTGGAAGTGCATTTGAAGAAGCAAGTCTCCGACCGAATGCTTTGGCTATTAATCCGGTCAGGGTTACTAACCTTACTCAAATCTTCCGGAATACTTGGGCTATATCTGATAGTGCTCGTGCTACTCAGGTTATTGCCGGTGATACTAATGTTGCTGAAAATCGGCAGGATTGTGCAGCCTTCCATGCAGTTGATATTGAGAAAGCTATCTTCTTTGGTCAGAAGTTTTCTGGCACTAGGAACGGACAGCCGTTTAGAACAATGGATGGAATATACTCTATTGTTTCTAATCTGGCTTATTACCCTCCTAGCTATTCTTCTGTCAATGTTACGGTAGCTGGAGGAACTACGAACTATACTCAGTTCGAGACTGCTTTTGATCCTTGCTTCAATCAGGCAACTGATCCGAAGGTAGCTAACGAACGAGTTATGTTTGTTGGTGGAACTGCTAAGAAGGTCATCAATAACATTGGTCGTTTGAATGGGACTTACTACATGGTCTCAGGAATGACTGATTGGGGACTTCAGTTTGATACTATCAAGATTGCTCGTGGAACTTTCAGAGTTATCGAGCATCCACTCTTTAACACTAATGCCTCCTGGAGTAAGCTAGCTATTGCTGTTGATCTTTCCTCCTTCTCTCTTGCGTATCTTGGAGATAGAAAGACTCAGAATAAAGAGTTCAATCTGGATGCAGCTGATGTTGCAGACAATGGAATTGATGCTGTTGGTGGAACTCTGACTACTGAGTTGACTACAGTTATCAAGAACCCTCCTGCTTATGGAATTATGACAAATCTCACAGCTGCGGCAGTTGGATAGAAGGATCAAAGACCAACTATTTGGGCGCCGAATTTCTTGATACTATGTCTCAAAAATGAGAATACCTATTAAGAATTCCGGCGCTCAACAAATCTCTTACCAGAAGGAATTTCTCTCAAATGTCTGACTCTTACCAAATTCAGAATAACCCAAATCTTCTCAATCCTCAGAACACTAGTAACCAAAGTGTTCCTTCTCACAACGCAAATATCACAGCACCATTTCCTGTTAAAACTCAACAGGAAACTGTATACTATACTTGCTCAATGCTCAACCATCATATGATCCGAACTGATGGGAAGAAGCTTGCATTTGTCTTTGGAATTCTCTCCACAAATGATGTTTACGATATTCAATATCTTGATGCTGAAATCAAGTTTGGAAATCCTTATGTTCGTAAAGCCAGTAAGGAGGAAGTTGATTTCTATCAGATGAAGATTGATCCTAGAGGAACTATGGAGAAACAACTTACTCCTGAGATTGAGTCCAGAGTTAGAGTGGAACTAGAAGTTGAACTCAGGAAGCAACTAGAGAAGAAACTCTCTGTTCTTGGAACTGATCTTACTCAAGAACAGAAAGATATATTCCTCAAACTAATGGATCAGCCAGTTCCAGAAGAACAACTGAATAGAGATGCAAAGAGTATTGCTCAAACTGATGCACTCCAAAGACTTCGTGCTGCTTCTCAAGAAGGAGTTAGAAGTGGAACTGGAACAGTTAGAGTGAATACTGCTGGAACTACTCAAGATGTTCCTTCTCTCAAAGGAATAGTTGGAACTGATCGACTTCCTAATCAAGCTGACAGTTCTACAGATAAGTAATTGGAGATTGGAGTTCGGAGAGATGAACCTCCAGGAATTAATCTCAGCTGTTTATACTGAAACTGCTAGACCAGACTTGGTAGATGAAACTCTACAAGCAGTTCTTGAAGCTACTTTGAGTGTTCATACTTGTGAGCAGTTTCCTAAGGATATTGTAGAAGCAACTGTTACTTTTGATGATCCTCTTCTTCATGTCCAAACTCTAGACACTGGAGCTCTTCCTAACTATCGGAGTATTGCATACATTAGGAAGATGGACCCTGGTATCAATTCTGTTCAACTCACTGGGAATGTTCTTCCAAATCAGAATACCTATCGTTCTACTCAATTCAATTTTCTCAAAAGAGTTGATATTGGAGATATTGTAGATAGATATGGATATGAGAAAACAGATGTTTGGTATCAAGCAGGAAATCTGATCAACATCAAGAGCACTACTGCTCTAGCATATGTAACTGCTGCTTGGTATCAGTATCCAACTCTTGATCCAACTGGAGTTAATTTTGTCAGTTGGGTAGCAAATGAGAGTCCTTGGTGTATTGTCTACAAAGCCTCTGGACAAGTATTCTCTAAGATCGGAGAAGATAAGAGTGCTGCTCTGTATCTCAGACAACCTACTCCTGGTCAGAGTGAAGATACTGGTGGATCTTTTTACCAACAACTTGCTATTCTGAAGAGAAATAATATTCTACTTGGATGAGGATTTTGATTGCCGGCCTGAGACATTACATACTATCCATGTTTGCATGTCTCATACTATGAGACTCCGGAGCACCAATCAATGGCTAATCAATTTATCAGACTCAATCTAGCTAGTGCTATCTTCCCGTTCTATACGGAAGCTGCTGGCAGAACTATCATAATGCCTGCGATAGATGAGAATTTTGATCGGTATAATGCTGCGAACACTACTCCTGATAAAGGAGTTCCACAAGTATTCTACATGCACAATTGTATGCCTATCTCTGGAGGTTTTCAAAGCATCAGTTACGATCAAGCTATTCCTGCTTATGCAACTCCAGCTACTGATTTTGATACTTGTTTCTCTCTAGTATCCTCTCACTTCAATCCTTATCTATTCGTTCCTGCTAGAGGTAAGAACTACATCTTTGATGGGAACAACAATGCTTGGACATCTACTAATCCATTTACTCCAGGAAGTGTTCCTCCGAATTGCTTAGTAACTACAGCCTTCATTAAAGGAATAACTTATATCTACTATGCTGGTATAGGTTGTTATCAATACAACGATGCTACTGCAACTTTCTCTCCAATAACTCTTACTGGTCTGATAGCTACTGATATCCTTGGTATCTGTGAAGCCAATGGATATATGATTGCTTTCAGTGCTGCTGCTATTGCTTGGTCGTCGATCTCCAATCCTACTGATTTTGTTCCTAATATTCAAACAGGTGCTGGTGGTGGTGCTATTCAAGAAGCTAAAGGTAAGATCAACTTCTGTGTTCATCTAGCTGGAGGTTTTCTTATCTACTGTGAGAGGAATATAGTTGGAGCTTCTTATACTGCCAATACTGCTTTTCCTTATATCATCGTAGAAGTCAAAGGTTCTGGAGGAGTTGATAGTATTGATAAGGTAGCTTATCAAGGCAATCTCTCATATATGGTTGCTATGACTACTGCTGGACTTCAGCAGATTTCTCTTGACTCCGCTATTCCTACTATGCCAGAAGTTAGTGATTTTCTCACAGCTAAAGTATTTGAGGACTTTGATGAGACAACTGCTAGTTTCAGTATGCAATATCCTACTACTGCATTGTCTATTAAATTATCTTCTGTGAGTAATAAATTCATAGTCATCTCCTATGGACTTGCTGCTCCTGATTTTACTCATGCAATTATCTTTGATATTGGTCTCAATAGATATGGGAAAGTAAAAATCAATCATAGATGTGCATTTGTTTTTATTGATCCTGGTCCTGGAGTATTTGGTGCTGTTAGAGCTAAAGAAAATCTTGCGTTTCTTCAGAAGGATGGGAAAGTCCAACTAGCGAATTTTAATATCTCAACAGCTAATTCTGATGGAGTTTTTATCTTAGGAAAACTTCAATTCTCCAGACAGAATGTTATTATTCATCAGACTACTGATGTAGAGAGTGTTCATCCAGAAAGAAATGATTTTGAGTTACTTCTTCTTCCAACCTTTAATGGTAAGGATTTTGATACAGCTGTTCCTACTGTTCCAATCAGATCAGGAAGATTGGTGAATACTTTTGCTAAGAGATTTACTGCTATCAATCTTTCTCTATGTTGCATAGGAGCTTTCAATCTTACTTCTTTGATTACTAATTTCACTATCGGAGGAAATAGATGAGATGAAAGAATTATTCAAATATCTCAGACATAGATTGGTGCATAAACTTCATTGGCAATATGGAATGATAGTTTCTTGGACTCAGGAAGGAGATGTTTGGATAGGTTTTAAGTGTCTGACATGTGGAGAAGTTACTGGAATACACAAGAGTCGTGCTAGATGGAGTAGGTAGAATGTCTGGAACTCCCAGTAGCAGTAACTATCAGAGTCCTAACTTTTCAATACCTTATGTCTTTCCTCCAGATGTTCCTCCTGCTCTCATACCTGTAATCAAGCCAATATATATGGCACTTCAAAATCTCATTCAGATCATGATTACTTCCTCAGGTATTGCTTCTAGAAATCCTGGGGCTGTTCTCTCTAGCGCAGGAGATCCTACTGCATTTCTTGCAAACAATACTCATAGGTTCTATGTCCAAGCAACTGAAGCTATAGCTCAAGGAGCTATGATTAACTTAGTTGCAGTTCTCGGAACTATCCAAGTTAGGAATGCTAATGCTACTACTGGAGCTAGACAAGTTGATGGTTTCTGTTCTCAGACTGCTGGAATAGCAGCAGGAGCTATTGGAGAAGTTGTCCTTGGGAATGGGATGAATTCCTTCTTGACTGGTATGACAGTTGGATCTAGATACTATTTATCTACTACCAATGGTCTAATAACTTCTTCACCTCCAGTTGCAGCAGGAAATCTTCAACAATCAGTAGGGATAGCAATCTCTCCTACTTCTTTGGTTTTCTGGACTGGACAACAAATTCAACATTAGGAATAGGAGTCTGGAACAATGTCTGGTGATGTAACTGGAGTAGGAGCTATAATCAGTGCAGCTACTGATCTAGCCAAGTATGTGATTGGAGTTAATACTTCAACCAATACAAGTGGATTGACTGATACTAAGAGTAATGTTACAACAAAAGTTGCTGCTGATACTGATACTACCCAGACAACAACTGGTAGAACTACAACTACTGGTCAGAGTATTACGGATACTACTAACACTCAGACTACTCAGAACTTCGCTGATCCAACTGTTATTGCTGCTCTCAAGCAGTTTGCTTCTACTGCTATCAGTAATTCAACTGATCCGAATAAGACCCAAGGACTTCTACAGGGAATTCTCCAAACAGCTGGAGATGCTATGACTAGTGTCTTTGGTCAACAATCCCAGTCTGGTATCTACAACTCCAGTGCTACTAGGTCTCAGAATGATAACATTCTAGCTAGAGCTTCTGCTATGGCTTCTCAGGCAATTCTCGGATATCAGACTACTGAGCAAGGTCTAGCGAAAGATGCTCTCAGTCAACTAGCTACTTCTACTGCTGGAACTACTAGCACTCAGACCAGTAGGAGTGAGACTGATACTAGTAATATTGTTGATGTCAATCAAATCGTCAACACTGCTACTCATCAAGCAGCAACTACACAAGTAGCAGGAGAAACTAGTGGAGCTTCTACTTCTAATGTCAAGGGCAAGTCTGGAATGTCTGTTGTTTGCACTTGGATGTATCAGAGAGATCTACTAGATTGGAAAGAATACTACATCTGTTCTGATGCACTAGCGAGAAAGCCTTGGTATCATGCTCGTGGTTATCAAACTATTGGTGGCCCGATGGTCTCATACCTAAACGCTTTCGATACTAACAACTTTGGTTCACGCCTCATACTATCAACCTTCCGGGCGCGTAGTAGTTATATTTGCTCCAAACTAGGATACAAAAAATACTCTCCTACTCTCAAGGGTTTCCTAGCAACTGCTCTGATTGCTTCTCTTACCTATCCATTCGCATCCTTCTATTACCTACTTTATCTCTTAGGTATGAAAAATCCATACTATCAAGATCTCCAGGCCGCGAACTAAAATCGAAGGACTTTTCCAATGCCTGATCCAATGGACGATCAAAGACAACATCCAGATCTTCCTCCTAACAATCCAAACTCCTATACTCCAACAGATGCAACCAAGACAGTTGCTCCAGTTGTTGCTCAGGTAACAGGAGGAAATGCAGGAGCAACTATTGCTGGAGTTCAAGGTGCTACAGATGCTAGTAACAATTTCTTCGGAGATATCGGAGCAGCTATTGGTAAGGTAGCTAATCAACTAGGTGCAGTTTTCAATGCTGGAAAAGCAGTTGGGTCTGGAGTATCTGCTCCTGTTATTGAGGACTTAGCTCAGAAGAGAGCAGCAGCAATAGTTCAGAAAGGTATAGCTGATGCAGCTACTGCTGGTATGGATGGTATGCACAAAGCTCTAGCTGCTGATCAAGTTAGAGATGATGCTCTTCGTTTAGGAGCAGGATCAGATCAACCAAAGACTCAGCAACTTCTCTCTTCTATTGGAGAAGCTGGAACTCAGATGGCTGGACATTTAGCTGCTATCAACAAAGCTTCTCAAAAGGGATTTCTTGAAGATCCTGCTAGTTGGTTGATTAATCACATCGTCACAATTCCTTCTGAACAGAATAGAGCGAATATTAATCTTGGAGTTATCAAAGCTGGAAGTGCTGCTTTAGCTGCTGACTCGGAAACTATTCAGAGTAGAACAGTAGTCGATAATGCTGTGAATAGTATATATACTAAAGAACGAGCCCAATCAGAAGTTGTTTCTGGATTAGCAGCAGCCGCAGCAGCTGGATACTCAGTTCTCTCCGAAGGTAAGCAACTAGAGATTAGTGCTTATCAACTTGCTAATGAGCAGGAAAGAACTAGGATTGCTAATGCTCATCTTAAAATGGAACAAGAGCTTCAGCCAGGTAAACTTGCATTACAAGATATGCAAAAACTATATTATGGACAAGCTAAAGAAAGTCTTATGGCAGAACAAGCTCAAAAGACTGCGCTCTATCATGAACAGATGCTTAGACTAGCTGAAGCTAATAGTCAACATGCTGAAGTTCTTTCTGATGTGAATAATGTCTATCAGAGTGTAGGACTTCCTGGAGGAGTTACTGATGTGAATAAACTTCCTCCTGTTCAAAGAGGAGCTCTTATGGAGTTAGGAGCAAATCTCAGGACTACTAATCAATTCTCTCCGAATGCTGGTAAGTCTATTCAACTTCTCCAGGATGCTGGAATTCCTCTTACTAAGATAGCTCCGAGTCAGATACCTACTGTTCAGAACTTAGATGAACTCTATCAAAGAGGAGTTACTGAGGCTCTAACTCTTCGTGTTGGAGAACAGAGACCAACAGGGAAGATACTTGAAGATAGAGTTAATGCTTTTGTTCAGAATGAACTTATTAAAGAGCAGAATGGTGGATATTCTGCAAGTAACAAATTCTACTCTCTTCCTTCAGTTGCTCAGACTATGGAACTTCCTTGGGCTCAGAACAATCCAATCATACAAGCCCTCAAACCTCTTACTGTTGATGGGAATGGAAGTCCAGTTAATAGACCGATGGATGGAAATTTAATTATCAATACTGCTGCTCGTCTTATTAGTGAAGGAAAACTTACTGAGAACCAAGCAGTTGCTGCTCTTAAGGATTATGGATTTAATACTCTCAATGATGGTCAGAAAGCTGGAGGATATTATAAGCTTGGAATTCCAGTTCAAGAGAAATTTCCTATTATGTATAACAAATCTGGTTTCTCTTTCGGATCCAGTTCGAACAGAGTAGATCTTTATTCTAGTGCTAGTGTTCTTTCTGTTCTCAGAGCTCAGATTGCTGGAACTAGAGCAGAGCAATTAGGAGCAGGAGGTGGATTTGGAGCAGGAACTACTGGTCCTGCTAGTTTGAGTCCTGAGAGTGCTAGAGATATTCGTGCTGGTGGAGCTAGGAGTTTGCAGATCCTTAAAGGAGGACTTCTTATTCCTTCTCAGGATCAACAACAGACTAGATAGATAGAGGAACTAGAAGATGGCTGATGATGAGTTTCTTAATCCAACAAATCCTTTAGGTATTGCTGGTGCTGGAGGAATTGGAACTGGATCTCGTTTTAGTTCGGGCGCCGAAACTCCTGATAGTATGTCTCAAAATTTAGACACTACCAGCCCGATCAGGCCGTCATCATATGCAGATAGAGTTTCTAATACTCTGACTGGTGCATCTTTAGATGCTCAGGCTCAAGGTTCCAAACCTATTTCAGATATCGCATATGATCTAGTAACCAAAGCTGCTCCTCTTACTGGTGCAGCAGTTGTTAACTCCTTCTACAACACAGCAGTAGAAATAGGAAACTTCCTTGGTGGAGATTTCCACAAGGCTACTATCGAAGATGAATTCGGACCAAGTTCTGAAACTACTGCTTACTATCAACAACATGCTGGTCCAATAGAAGGAGCAGCTTTAGCTATAGGATCTCTTGCTCCAGGTCTCGGAGCAATCAAAGTTCTCAAACTCGCACAAGCTGGGAAGTTTGGGAATGCTATGAAGATAACTACTGGTCTAGCTTCTGGTATTCAAGATGCTGCAATCAAAGCAGCCGCTGATGATATGGTTGGGAATGCTACTGGAGCTAGTCTGTTTGGACTCTCTTCAGTTAACAAGACTAAAGCTATTCTCGCTGGTATCGGAGATCAGGCTCTCCAAGGAGTTGCATATCAGACTGCTACTCTAGCTACTATGCACGCTAGTCCGATAACAGATGCGAATACATTTGGGGATAATCTTTCTGATGTCTTTGATGCGGCCAAAGGATTTGCAGTAGTTGGAGGTTTGATAGAAGGGGCTTCTTCTATTTATAAGATCAACAAAGCTATCAAAGCAGCAGACTTGAGCACTAAACAACAAGAAGCTTTTGGTCTCCTAGGAAAAGGTAACTACACTCCTGGGGATCGAGTAGTTAAAGCTTATGAGACTCTGGATCAGATACCTGCTCCAACTAATACTCTTGGACAGCAGAAACTCAACATAACGACTCATACTACTAATCGAGAGATCCAGAAGATCCTAATCGGAGCAGCTGGTGGGGATGAAGAAGTTGCTGGGACTTTTAGGAACTTCCTTGAGAAAGGAAGAAAGGATGGTTCCATAGGTCCAGAGGAACTTCAGAATAATCTCGGTCAGATGTCTAGAATTGGAAGATATGATGATATTGGAGTAGTCTCTACTCCTAGTGATGTTTTCTATATTCCTTCTAAGATTGATCCTGCTGGTATTTCTACTTCTACTCATGATGATCTTATGTTTCGAGACTCTCATTCAGATTTTGACACTCAAGTATCCAGAGCTATGACTCTGACAAATCCAACTCAACTTCCAACTATCGGGCGCGCCACAGACCGATTGGTATTGAGCCCGTTAGGTATGCAAACTTCCGGCGTCACAGCACAAAAATATGCTGGAGTTCTTGATGCTTATAAGCAAGGAGTTGATATCTTCATCTCTTCTGATGGTAAGACTCATATCAATCCATCTTCTGGAACTTTCAAAGAAGTTGCTCGTCCTGGAGAAAGTAGAGTTCTTTCAGTAGCAGAAAGAGCAGAATATGAAAAGACTGGAAATCTTCCTAAGGACTCTAAACCTTTGGAGTCTGTAGGAACTATTCTTGATACTGCTACTGGTAAACTCTTTGATGCAGCAAGTCCTCCACTTCCAGTAGTCGGAGATATTGGTAAGCCAAATCTTACTAATCAAGGTCTCATGGTTGGGAAACAAGTATTCCCTCAGAAAGCTGGATCAGAATTCGATCCTCTTTCAGTTACTCCTCTTGATGCTAATGCTCGATACGTTTGGGCTTCTCTCAGAGGGATTAAGAACTCTGACTCTATAGCATCAAACGATCTTCCTATGCTAGAGCAAATGTATAGAGAAAAAGCCGCAGGTTTTGAGCATGAGAATATACCTGTTTTTAATGACGGTTCTAGCGTTCCTTCTACTGCTGGAGATCTTCTCGATCATATTTCCCAGTTAAAACAAGCAGCATATGGAGATCTGTTGAGTCAAGGAAAGAATACTGATGAGATTGGTCGGATACTTAACTCTCCGACTAGTGGAATGACTAAGAACTTTAATTCCTTAGATCCAGCAGATCTGATAACTGATCCTGCTCTTAATGCAAACACTCGTCATATTCGTCTAGCTTATGATATTGGAACTACTAAGGACTCTGAAGGAAATCTTCTTAGAGGTCTACAGAATACTAATTATCGAGTTAAGTTAGCAAGAGATACTAACTCTGATACTGTATCCAATTACCTCTCCACAATCTCAGGAGGTTCTCAACAAAGAGCTCAGGAACTCTTCTCTAGACTCCAATTCACTAAAGGTGCTGGAGATGCAGATATCTTAGGCGCAGGAAGTTCTTTCCTACGAAATGCGAACTCTGACTTTGGAACTATTGGTCAACAATCCGAACGGATGGGTAGAGCAGTTTCTGAGATTGGAACTCAAAGAACTTCAGTAGTAGCAGATACTCTAGCTAGTCCAACTAATTCCTTACGAAGAGATCCTGCTCTAGCAGCAGAGTATGGGAATTTCGTAGCAGTCAGGAGAATGACTGGAGAACATTATGTTCTTCTCTCAGATGTAGATGCAGCAGCAAATAAACTGCCGCCCAACACTGCTATACTAGAGGGGGCTGTTAAGAAAGATCCGAAAACTGGAGCAGTTACTATTGATAGAACATACCTACCAAATGGTTTTGTATCTGGTGATACAGATATGCAAGGGTTCTTTGGAACTACTCAGAGGAATGTTCTCAAATCCTATTACACTCTTTCCCCTGAAGTAGTAGCAGTAGAACGAGCTTCTCAGGGTTTGAACAATATTCGTAACTCTCTTAGATCAGATTGGTGGAAATCTCAGGGAATAAACAAAGAAGCTCCTAATCCTGATCGTCTTTACACTCCTCCGATAGATGGAAGTAAGTATCCATTCTTTGCTTATGTTCGCCAGAAAGAAGGATATGCTCTTGGAGAGAGTGGAGCTAGTATCATAACTGCTAGAAGTGATGCAGAACTCCAGACTAAGATTGCTAGACTTGGTCCTGAGTGGGATGCGTTCACTAAAGAAGAGATTGCTGATTTCAAAAGAAGTCAAGGAGAATATGAATTCAATCGGAACTTCATGAATAATCAAGCGAATACTGAACTTGCTAGAAAAGGTATTCTAAACAATGTGGTTCCTGATACTAGAGCACAAACAGCTATTGACGATCTAGCTAGCTGGCATTATAAACAAGAACTTCAACTTCTCAGGGATCATGTAGAACTTCACAATGCAGAACCATTTGCTCAACTCACTGCAATGGGTCAGAGATTTGCTGATACTGGAACTGCTAGATTTGGAGCTATAACTCCATTCATGGCTAGAACTGCTACTAATCCTTACAACTCATACATACGAACTGCTCTTGGAGTCTCCAGTAAGGACAACTATCCTCTTTGGCAACTAGCACAAGAGAGACTAGAGTCCTTTGGAGATACTGCTTTTAATAGAATTCGAGATGCTTTTGGAGCTACTAGGAAAGGACTTCTTTCTGTTGAAGATGC